GTTGTATGGACATAAATGTGGGAATCAAGATCAGAAGTGTCACCTTCATACCAGTAGAATGTCACTCCTAAAGCACGAAAAGGGTTTGCGCCGTTTGTATGTATGGACGTCATTCCGCGCGTAATCTCAGTAATCCCATATGACCCCGTCTTATTTATAGCATCGGGGTAATAGCCCACTTCTGCAATTTTAGTTTTTGCGCAATCATACTCAAACCACCAAGTTACAGATTCACCATCGGTTCCCGTTGATTTCAGTACATTTGCAAGTGATGTATAATCGCTCCCCGAATATGCTTGAAAACTATCCATCGAAATGTCGCTTGCACCATACGCTCGCGAATAAGCGGGCTTTTCCAGCATATTAAGCGTCAACAAAGAGTCTTGCGGAGCTGCACCCGTTTCCGTATAAAATATGTCATCATTACGCCCTATGTAACAGTGATTTTGCGTGCCGTTTGCCAAAAATTGAACAGCATCGCCCACTGTTAACTCATCATCTTCTTCAACGAAAAAATCTCGCGCATTGACTACTGTATTAGAACTGACCGCAAATCCCGCCTTGGAAAGCAAGGCTGCTATATCAGCTCCGGTTATTGTGAAATAAGGTTCAAACTCAGTATTGAGAATCTTCCCCATGACCGGAGCTGCAGAGCTGTACAGCGTCACAGTTTTTTCGACATTTTCAAATGGGTTAAGTACCACATCCTTGAGCAGTTCAAGCTTTGACACGCCCTCTATGCTCAGCACATTATCCGAGTCAAGTGACATATTCTCATAGCTCCAAAACGTGCCGCCCTTGATTGTCTCGGTAGCTCCGGATGGCAAAATGTAGCCGTATTTGACCACAATTTTCAGTATATCCTCATTGTAGTCCTTCCAAAAAGTCGTATACTGATCACCATAGTTATACAGCTCAATCACGCACGTATTTGACGGCAAATTCATACCCATCGGCTCATATGTACTTGAGTGCGTTACCTGTTTCAGTTGTGATTTAGCGCCAAGCGACGAGACGGAGACGGTAGGGTCTGAATCGTAACCTCCACTGCTGTTTTCGGCATATATATCAACGGTTACAAAGCCCTGCGAGCGCGTTGTGTTCTTTTGGTTCGTTTTCCATTCATCCGATACCGTCTGCATATACTACACCTCTATCAAATTGAATTTCACATCGGCGTAGCCGATTATCTTGCCGTCCGATGTTTTCAAATCGCCGCTGTTTCTGTTTCCGACATACATCTGCTTTGTGACGTAGGTGTTCGTAACGCAGTCAAGATACTTTACCGTGTGTACAAATGTACGGTTGAACAATTGCAGAATGTCGGACAGCTTGGACGGCTTCAAGAAATTCCACTCAAGATACACCTTCCCGACGTTGTAGCGCACAACATCCGAGACAATGACGCCGTTTGCGTTCCTGCCGCTGTCGACAATATCCGAAACCTCACCGTAGTAGCGTGACGGCGTGGGGAGAGTTGTTCCGTCAACCGTTATCAAAGTATCCATCTTTTACGCACCCCCGAAATTAAAGTTGTTCGATATTGTGGCACCCTTACGCCGCTGTGCCTTCGTCATGATATACAGTAAATCCGTACCGCGTATTTTGAGCGTCTGCTCCGTCTCTCCGCCCTGCATCGAATCAATCAGCGGCTGAAGTGCGCTTGCAACACCCGATGATACCGCGTCGACAATCTGCGCATTGTTCATAACGACCGACTGTCCGTTCTGACTGCCCACAAGCTCCGGGTTTCCCGTCTGCTCATTTGCTATGAACAGCTGTCCCGATTTTACAACACCGCCGCTTGCAAGCTCGGGAATCGATGCGGCGGACACCGCACTGTATGACGCCGCCGAAACGCTGCTTGAACTCGATAATGAGGAGCTGCTTGCTGCTGTTGTTGCTGTACTTAAAGAGCTTGACGCTGAATTAGTGGCTGAGGTTAAGTCCTTCCATGCATTAACAAGCGCCGTAACAGCTACAACCAAAGCCGTTAACACGGTAGAGAGTACTACCACTTTAGCTTCAACAGTTGATATTGCACCTGAGAATTTATCAAACAGACCCACAACCGTCGAAATCATATTAACCGCTTTAAATGCCACCACAAGGGTTGTAATACCCTCAGCAAGCGCTAACACGCCCTGCGGTGACAACGCATTTATAGCGTTTGCCACGGCTTGCAACGCTACCGACACCGCATTTATTATCGTCGGTATTGAAGATTCAAACGCCGCCGCGAGCTGTGCGCCGAACGATGCAATCACTCCCCCGGCAAGCCCTGCTGCCGCCTGAACAACGTTACTTATCGCTGTAGCTAACGCCGCCGCCGATTGCACAAACGGTGTCCAATCAACATTTGAAAATGCGTTTTTAAGTACTCCCGATGCTTTTTCGGCAACTGTTATTATTCCGGCTATAGCGCTTTGAATAGCGGTGAAAATCTGCGTATCCGCGCCGGTACTGCTGAACGCATCCGTCAGATTCTGTCCCACGTTGCTTACCGCATCCGCTATATTTTTGATAATATTGAGCAGTCCGGTAAACATATCCGTTGTCACATCCGTGTCCCATACCGCCAGCCATGCACTGCTTAGCTCTCCGACCAATCCGATAATACTGCTTACCGCCGACGCAATGCTTGTCATAACCTGATTGCCCAACTCGTTATTGTTCCAAGCCTCAAGAAAACGCTCGCCCAGAACATTGGCAAATTCAACAATGTTTGTGAGTACCCCCGCAATGCCCGACAATATCTCCGTGCCGTATCCGCACGCAGTCCATGCATAGTTCCATGAATCGGCTATAGCGTCGATAATTGCCATAAAATTCGTAGCTGATTCTATGATTGCCGAAAACAAATTTGTCCCGATCTCGGAGCTGAACACCTCGCTGATTGACGTGGCGATACCGGTTATGACATCGTTAACACTCGCCGCCGTCTCAAGCAGCTGCTCAAACATCTGTTCTCCTGCATTATCCTCGCTGAAAGCCTCTCGCCATGAGTTTGCGATACTGTCTATCATCTCACCCACAGCCGCTGCCTGATCGAGCATCGAATCAAAGAAATGATCTCCCGATTCACTCCCCAAAGCCGTAACCATGGCTTGTCCCATCTCGTTTAGCGCAAGCGACACATCACGCACCGCCTCGCCCCATGCGACAATCATTTCCGTTCCGGCATTATCCTTTGACCATGCTTTCAGTATGCCCTCCGCCATTGCCGCAATGAGGTCAACAACGGTATTCAAGCCGTCAGCCCATGCCTGAAGTATTTCATCACCCAAACCGCCGCTGAATGCTTCTTGAAACGACTGCTTTATCGCCGCCGCCAGATCCGCCACAGGCTGAAGCTTTTCCTTCCACTCGGCGATTTTGGCAAGCATTTCATCGGTTATGCCGTTAGCTTCCTCAAGTGTCTTGTTATAGACACTGTTCGGCTTGATGGTGAGTGCATCGTCCGCTGTGTTTGCCGATGTGTCGGTATCCTCGCTTATGATATTCAGCTCATCGATTCCGCTTATCGTGTTCTTGAGTGCTTTTGCGGATTTATCGGCATCCTTGAGGTTATCGGCTGTTTTCTCCGCGCTCTCTGCGGTGTTGTTCATGCTCTGTGATGTGCTGTCGGCTGTATCGTCACCGCCGCCGAACACCTGCGCAAATGCTTGTGCAAACGCGTTCAGCTTTTCAAGGAGCTTGTTCAACAGCTGCAATGCGGGAGTAAGAGCCGCTATCAAGCCCTGCCCGATTGTGGTTTTGAGCTTTTCCCACTGCTGCTGAAGTACGCGAACCTGATTTGCCCACGAATCGGATGTTCGTGAAAAATCGTTTTGCGCGTCTCCCGTCACCGACAGCAGATAGTTATAACGGAGCATTGTCTGCTCTGCCTGTGTCATAGCGTCATATGACTTTGTAATGCCCTGCGCCAATGCGTAAGCTTCGAGGTTCGCCACCGACATATTGATGCCGAGCTGCTTTAAAGGCTCTGTTTCGCCCGATATTCCGCTCCGTATCTTCTCAAACGCCGTGTCGGTGCTCAGGTTGTAGAATGATGCCATATCCGCCGCCAATGACGCCATATTAAGCGACATCGTCTCCAGGGCGTCACCGGTGATGCCGCTTGATTTTAGCATCGCGCCCATTGTCGACGCGTACTGCTTTGCCGCCGTCTCGCCAAGTCCAAACTGCGTCATTGCGCCTTTAGCCCATGAGTTTACCGAATCTGACATTGACCCGAACACGGTGTCTACGACGTTTTGCACCTCTGCCAAATCCGACGCCGCCTCAATCGCCTCTTTACTGAATTTGACGATTTTATCAACCGCAAAAGCGGCGGCGATTACCGCCCCGACTTTCTTTGCCGCCGAGCTTATCTTGTTAAACGATGCCGTGACACCGTTTCCCGCGCTGCTGAACGCCGATTTTATCCCGCCCGACGATTTTGACGCCGATGTTTGGAGCTTTGACAATGAGCTTGTAGTCTTTTGAAGCTCCTGTCGGAAATCTCGTTGTAGTTCCGCAATATCAGCGGTAATCCCTTCTGTGGCTTTTTCAAACGCGGACTTTATATCGCCTATTGATTTTGCTGCTGATGTTTGGAGCTTTGACAATGAGCTTGTAGCCTTTTGAAGGTTTCTTTGAAAACTTGCAATGTTCGCGGATATTCTGACGTTTAATCCATCAGCTACCGCCATGGTCTGCGCCCCCTTCCTTCAGTCGTTTGTCGTTGTTGTAGTGCATATAGTTAAGCATTGTTGCCTTGAATTTATTCAGCTCATACATCCGTGCCTCTTCCCTGAACAGCTCCGGATACAGCGTGTACAGGTGCTTGAGCTTGCCCCATACCGCTTGTCCTATCATTCCCGCCAGCTCGTAACTGTTCGATTTTACCTGCTTGCTGTGGAACACCGCTGTGTACATTATCTCCGCCAAGGTCATATCCCAAAACTCCGTGTAGGATATTCCCGCCTGTATAGCGTACGGCAGTAATGTATACAGCATCTCCTCGACAGTGTCACTATGCGCGGCGGCGTCAATTAGTTTTTTTCGTCACTCTCAACGACAACATCCTTATCGCTGTTCTTTTCAAGAAATCCGCTGACCTTCAGGATGTTTATAATGACGTCAACGAAGTTCATATACGTATGTCCGTCATCGAGATACTCCTCATACAGATCGAATGCATCGTTGTAAGTGACATTCGAATTAAGCGGCGTCAGTGCCGCGAAAAACAGCCCGATAATATCGCCCGGATTCGGTATTTCATTCGGTTTTGCCGAGGTCAGTGCCGCCAACGGGTTCTTTCCGGTTCTTTTCTCCTCATCAACGAGGGAACGCGCGGTAATACGGAGCTTGTACTCCGTATCGCCGATGGTTATTGTTTCGTAAATTCTGGGTGTATACATAATCCGTTACCTCCGTGTTAAGTCGTTGCCGCTGTATACGTTACATCCGACTGCAGCGAGAATGATGCCGTAAACGTCAATGCCGCGTTTACCTCCGCCGCGTTCAGGCGGCATGAAACTATAGCGTCAAATGCAAATGTCGCGCCGTCCGGAAGCTGTACGGTATATGTTGCCGTTGTGTTTTCCGACGCTTTGAGCGTACTCCATGCGCTTGAATCTTCCTGATCCCCGTCATAGAGGAACACAAACTCCAAATCACCGTAGTCCTTAACACCGTCGATATACATTCTCACCTTATCCGCCAATGTTGTAACATCTATCTTTTCGGGCGTACCGCCTATATCCGGTGTGGACTGAAGATTAGGCAGCAGTGTTCCGCCCGTAACGCCGCCCTTGTACATCTTCACGCCTATTGTTGCCAATCCTGCCATATTATTCTGCCTCCTCATATTCTTCACGGCATAACCGTGAATATGTCATTGTCTGTCTGAATACTCCGCTGTCGTGCCATGTGACCGTGCCGGTGCGCTCGAATTTCACCGACCGCATTATCGCGTCGACTCGTATACCGAGTGCCACGTTATCCGCCTTGGTCTGACACCACACGTTTATGGTGTACGTGACACTGCTGTATCCGACTGTGTCACCCGTACGCGCGTCGGCATTGTTCACCTCTTCATATGTCACAAAAGGCAAACTTCCCGCGCTGTCGTGCGTCTTTTCGTCTATCAGCTGTATATCGTGACGCTTGAACAGCGCCACCAGCTCCGATGTTATATCAAGCACTTGTTCCGCCTCCGAGTATGCCGTTCATACCGTCCTTGAGTATAGCCCGGACGCGCTTTGCATTGCTGTTTAATGCCGGCCGCAAAAATGGGTGCGGATGATTGCCCTTCGTCCATATCAGCTCGCCCGTGTCGGCGTCCGTATACGCCCACGGCACTTTCTTTCTGCCGTTTCCGTTTTCGGCGTATAGACCTGTGCCAAACTCCTCATATGGGGCATATTCGAGATTAGTACCCACATACCCCACAAGGTTACCGCCCTCGGTTACAATCTCATGCGTGATTGACGCCTTCAGATTACCCGTTACTCGATGTGCTCTCTTTTTGGTGTCCGCCTCAACCACTCGACAAGCCTTTTGCAGTACCGCCTTATATGCAGCGGGTTTTTGCATACGCTTGAATTTTTGCTCCAGAGCGGATAAGCCTTCTATTACTGTGTCTGTGGCCATTTAACAGCTCCTTTTGATAATTCCTCATGCGTCAGCCCGTTCAAATCGGCGTAGGTGTTCCCGCGCTCAAGCTCCGTTTTCTCACGGAGATATGAGGTATACCGCCGCGCACCGTTGTTTACAAGCTCCACCTTGTATGCCCTTGAATCCTGTATGAGTATCATATCATCGGATAACGGCACATCGGAAAAGCAAAAGTGCGTCACATCCTTATACCTCGCGTCATCCGTCCGGCTTTGGGTATACAGCATTATCACCGCATTGCAGGAGCCGGACACCGTGTACTCCGATTTTTCCCCGTAATCGTCGTATTCGCCCGGAAGCATGACCTGCGCCGCCCTCATCGTTCTGTTAACAAACATATCAGCTCATCCTTACAAGTCGTTCATGATACAGCTCTTTTTTTATGCTGTCCGGGTAATCCGCCTCGTAGCTGTAAGTCGCTCCGCTGTAATTCTCCGATGCCATGCCCTCAACGCCCAAACGGTTGTAATCGATAACCGCCATTTTTACTATCGCTCCGGAGAGCGTATCGGGAATATCATCCGTTCCGCTGCGGTTGCACGCGGTGACGACGTAATTTTTCACATCGTCGATAATGTCCCCGATAAGCTCATCCTTGCCGCTGTCGGTGATGCCGAGGCGGAGCTTTACTTTTTCAAGCAGTTCCATATCGATTATGATGACGATGATGCCGCTTTCTTGACAATAACCGTCGCGGGCTTTGATATGAGCAGACCATAGATCTTTCTGCCCTGCACGGCTGACGCGCCTATGTACGTATTTGTCAAGTCTTTGATTGACACGGGTACTTCCCATTCCTGCACCCTGTGACACCAATTCGGATGTCCCGCGATCATCTCAACCCCGGACGGGAGCAGTGCCGATTCATACACCGCATAACCCGCAATAGCACCGATTGCGCCGCTGTCCTTCATCTGCTGCGACAAATCACCCTGCCTGATGAATTTATCGTCCTGAAGCAGTAATCCGTATGTGTCGGGTGATACAATCAGCCACCTGTTTTCAAGCGGGACATATACCTTTGACTGCGCCGTTCTCAACGCAACGACCGCCGCATATGCCGTTGATGCCGTTATTGCCGTGGTATCCTTCGATGCCGTGCCTTTTGTTGCCAAAAGGTTTATCGATGCGCTGTCGATGTCATGCGCCAGTGCGTAACCCGCGCTGTCAAGTCTCTCCGCAACAATGCCGTCCGGCACTGCCGCCGCGTCGTATCCGTCGATAATCTCGTTGACCGCCTTGTCGTTGTCAAGTGCCAAATCGAGATATGTTGTCGTGCCGGTTGCAAGAGCCAAGCCCGTTGCCTTATCGTAATCGGATACCGTAACCTCGGTGTCTCTTACCGGAATTTTAACCTTTCCCGCCTTCGGTGTGCCCTCGTAGCGGTTGTTGAAGATGTAGTTGTCGCGCGTCACAAGCGTTGCCCTGAGTTTCTCGTCAACTAAGCCGCTGTAACGCTCTTGTAATGTGTGTGCCATGCTTTAGCACTCCTTTCTCTAGTGCTTTATGTTGGGGTTCAGCTTATAGAATGCGGTTTCAATGCCGCTCATGCCGCTTGCCTTGCCTGTTTTCGGCGCACCGCCGCTCTGCTTGAGCCGCTTATTGACCGCCGTTTCAACGCTTGCGGAAAACGCCTTTGACACTGCGTCGAGTGAGCTGTCGCACGCGTCCTTGTCGCTGTAGTCCAAAACCCCCGCAAGCTCCGTGGGCAGTCCCTTCTCGGCAAGTGCCGCCTTTGCCGCTGCCATAAGCTCACGCTTGGTAACCGCCGCTTCACGCTCCGCAAGCGTTTTCTCAGCCTGTTTGCGCGCGTATTCGGCTTGTTCATCGGCAGTCATTTTAGCGGTCTTTTTGACCTCTTCAAGCTTGTCTGTCAGCTCCCGCTCGTGCTTTTTGCGCTCCTTCGCAAGTAAAGCATTCAATTCCTTCTGCGTGAAGGTCTTTTCCGGTTTTTCGCGGTTGTCCTCGCCGCGGTTGTCCTCGCCGCCGTTCTCGTTCTCCGTACCCTCAACAATCTCTTCCGTTTCGTTTTCCATAACGCAACTCCTTTCACCCATTTAAAGTTTGGTTAACTCACCCGCATTGTTCTTTTACGTCTGCATCGCGATAAAAAGACGGTTCGAAAATAAAGTAAAGCCTTTTAATGTCATGCTCAGGACAGGTCAAAAACCAAATTACCCCAATTTCGGTGATAACCCGGGTTTCTCAGCTGCTTTGCAATGCCGCAACTTCACTCTCCAAACTTGCAACCCTTTGTGCCAATTCCAAAATGCTGTCATTCAGAGCCGATATGTTTGTCTCGGTCTGTGTCGTTTTGCTTGTCAGCTCTGCAGACAAGTCCGAAATCTGCGACCGCGCCGTGCTGTCGGCGAGATAGCAGTTAATGCCGTTGTATTTCATCATATCCCGTGTTGTGGTTGCCATTGTCTCACTCCTCCGCCGTTGACGATACCGTGTAAATCTTGTACCCATCAAGCGCGTTTGCACTGTCCCGCGTGATTTTCGCCACCGTAACCGGCTCATCACCTGTTGTCCTGATTTCAATCTGCTTGTACTTCTGCAGCGAACCCTTTCGCCGCTGCCTGATTAGCTCGTCTGTAGCCTCACTGACCCACCGTCTAAATACACCTCCGACGAACAACTTTATCGGTGTCCCGATTATCCAAACATAAAGCGGGATAAACACGGCACCCCATCCGCAGTCGATAAGCCCCATCGCCTTTAATGCCAATAATGTTGCCTGTAATGCTATGCACATTGAAATTTCTCCTTTCGCCGCATGAAAAAACCGCCCTGTTTCTCAAGGACGGTTCTCTCTTAATTTCAGTCATTATAGTGACCTTTGCATTGATACACTTCGATTTGATCATCGGCAATGCAATAAACAAGCCTGTTTACATCGTCGATCCTTCTGCTCCAATAGCCGCTTAAATTCCCCTTTAATCTTTCGGGTTTCCCTATTCCGACAAACGGGCTGCGGTCTATATCCTTCAGTAAAGCGTTAATACGCTTTAACACTTTCTTGTTTTCATATTGCCACTCCAAATACTCGCCAAACGCACGTTCGGTAAAAGTAATCTTACTCATCGGCAAGCCGCTCCAATTCTTCGAATGTTTTAGTCACGGTTCTGCCTTGACGCATTTGTTCAATGCTTTCATTGAGTGCTGTCATGTTTTCCTTGCTGTAAAATGCGTCAGCGGTTATCTCAAATGGGATTCGTCTTTCTTTGCCCACCTTTATCAAAAAAATATTGACAGCGGTCGACATTGTAAGCCCCATTTCCTTTAATGCCGTCTCGGCATTTTTCTTTACGTTATCGTCTATGCGAAAATTAACCTGTGTCATAATATCATTGCCCCTTTCGGAGCTTATTATAGCACGCTGTATATACAATGTCAAGCTCTTTTATATATTTTTTAAAATAAACTCGGTCGACTGTGGCATGGCACGCACCGTTAACAGGTGCGCCGCAGCCTATCGGCAGTGCCTTAACTCTGTTTGCTATTGCGATTTCATTCAATCCATGGTATAATCATCTATAGAAAGCGAGGTGAATATACCATGAATCTAAATCCCGACTGTGTGCGTGATATTATGCTCTGCATAGAGGAATTACAGTTCAAAGAAAGCGCTACTGTCCAGGAGCTATGCGAACAAATGCCACAATACACCGAAGATGAATTGCATTACACAGCATTAAAGTTGTTTGAAGGTGGTCTTATTAATGCCATAACCGCCGCCACGCTTCAATCTCCGGGCGCATCGATAATTTGCATAAATGAGCTTACATACGGCGGACATACCTTTCTTGACAACATCCGCGACACCGCTACGTTCAAAGAAACAAAGTCAAAAATACTGAAAACCGTTGGCAATGCTTCACTGGACATAATGGCTAAGGTTGCAGCTCAAGTTTTGCAGAACAAGCTCAGCATCTAACGTCCCAAATAAACCCCCGTCACGGCTTGAAGTCTGCCGAGCATTTCATTAAAGCCGTGACGGTATTTTTCTATTCCGCCGTTTGCAACAGAATAGCACTCTTTTCTATATCTGCACAATTCGCACGCTTGATTATCGGAGTACTCCCCGTTAAGCTTTATCTTGTACTTTTGTGCTTGTAGCGTCATTGCAAGGCAGTACAAATCCTTTTCGGTTAATGTTTTCATCGTCCACACCTCCGTGCGCCGCCTTCCGGTAGTGCTTTTACTTTGACTTCATTGCCTCATCTACTCGCTTTAAAAAGCCTTCTGGCAGCCGAATGTTGTATTTTTCTATGTGGTACGGCAAATAGCTATCCCAAAAATACACGCCATCGTCGTAACACAAAAAGCTCGGCGATATTTCTTCGCCCGTTACGCAGTCAATAGCTGCGCGTGGGCATCCTGCAAAATGTTTGAAGCTCCTTAAATACTTTAAAACTTTTGTCTTGTCGTAGTCAACATTGTCGCACAGGAAGTCTTTTATGCTCCCGACGCTGTCGTGTGTCCCCATTTCCGAAAAAATTCCGAGTGCAATCATTCTACTTCAACTCCGTTTCTAAAAACTCTCCATTTGCCCATATTTGTATATCTAGATCCTATCAAGTAGTGGTCAACCACGTAGTACAGATCATCATCCGGTGCTTTTACTGTCACTCCCAATTCCTTTGACAGTTGCTGTGCAAAAGAATTATCACCTTTGCCAGTCGAACACGATGCAAGGCGTATATCTCCGCCTCTGTATTCTGCGTTTTGTTTCAAGAACTCAGCGAACTCTTTGGCATTGAAGTTCTTTAGCTTTCCGTCAATTTTTGTTTGTACGAACTCCGAACACCCGTGCAAACATACATCCTCAAATCCGTCCTCTTCCTCAACAAGAACAGATTCGATATGTAAAGGGTCTGACTTATCAAACAAGTTTACCCGTAGCTTGATTATACCACTTTCCCGCGCATTTGTAAAGCCCTTTTCTGCATTTTCTGTAACAACGCTTGCTTTTCCAAGTTTCGCTTGCCAGTCGCTGTATGAAAGAACCTTTGAACCTGAGTTTGTTTTCCATTCCCCATCATCAAAATAGCGGAGGATGTAATCCGGCAAATTCTCTCTGTTGGTATAATAAGCTCCATAAGCCTCTGCCCACGCTTCATCGGCATTTTGAAGTATGTCCTTGACTAACGATGCGCCCTACTCGGGCGTGGGGTACACATCATTTTACCTAAAAAGAACTTCTTTACTTTTTGCAGTTTCTCGATTGTGTGACACTCTTGCCGTATCATTGCGTCAAACACCTCGCATTGCTTTGCAATATCATCTCTTGCTGCCTTGTCCATATGCCATTCAACCGCCAAGTATCGGATATTATTCACGGGTAAATTTATCGTTTGGTGCATTTTATTGAAAAATTCAGGAAAAGCCCTTGTTATCACGATATTCAAATACCTGCCGTCTGTTATATCTTTTGGGACAACGACCGCCCATTTGCTCTCAACCCTGCCGGATGTTTCAAGGTATCTAAGCTGACCGTCGCTTGATGTACAAGCGCTTACACCTATTAAAGTACACCCACCTTTGTAAATTTTTCCGTTTTGGGCGCGTTCAAAGTCTGCAACGTCGGTTATATTGACTTTCTTATAGTTGCTGTAATTCATATGCTCATCCTTTCACACCATTTATTGACCGCGTTTTGTTCGTCTGCTGTAAAACCTGTCAATGCTTTAAGCATTTTACATAAGTCTGTTTCAGCTTTCGTAATTTCATCTGAAATATTGTTAAGCTCTGTCAGTGCTTGGCATAAATCCGGCAGCGGTTCAGGCTCAGGCTCAAACGTATTGACATACCTCGGAATATTCAAATTAAAATCATTTGCGGCTATCTGTTCAAAACTTATAATATCGGCATACCTATCTTCAATGCTTCTGTTTTTATATGCAATTACAACTCTTTGCATATGATTTTCATTCATCACATTTATTTTGCCGACCGCATCAAAGTCTCTCGACGCATCAATAAACAATACATCTCTGTTTTGTCTTGCTTTCTTCAGCACCAATACACAAACCGGTATACCTGTATTCTCAAACAGTTTATCCGGCAAACCTACAACCGCATCCAAAACATTATCTTCAATCAAGTGCCGCCGTATTTCGCCCTCCGCTCGTCCGCGAAACAATACACCGTGTGGCAATATTGCAAGCATCGTTCCGCCGTCTTCAAGCTTGTAAAGCCCATGCAATAAAAAAGCATAGTCCGCCTTTGATTTGGGTGCTATGCCGTATTTTTCAAACCTTTCATCATTCACCGGTTCCCACTTCAAAGAGTATGGCGGGTTTGAAATTACACTTTTAAATTTAATATTTGGCGCACAATCAATCTCTGTTATAGTGCTGAATCGCTCACCGCCATCAAGTTTGTAAATATGTTTGTTTTCCTTTGTAAGTGAATTACCGTTTACCACTGTGCCGCTTATGTTCCGAATTGCAAGATTAAAGAGCAGCATTGGTACAGTTCTTTCGGATATTTCTTCACAGTAATAATATTTGCCCTTGCCCTTGCTCCATGCTTTTATCGTAAGCCCGCCGGTTCCTGCGCATATATCACAAACACAATCGCTTTGCGGCATCAGCTCCGATATTATTTCCGTTACACAATTAGGTGTGAAATCCTGTTTTAAATTTTTTCTGTCCCCATGCTCATTCTGAAAATAAGATGTAAACCAATCAAAAGACAGGTCTTGCTCGTGCTGTAGAAATTCATCAAAAAGCTTTTCCCGTGTTTTATCATCCATAAGCAGCGACAACAGCTTTTCCGGTATTTTATACGCTTCATCTATGCCAATCATTCTGTTTATCGTCTCGTTGTCAAGCATCGCATTCTCCTAATTTCCCGCACGAAAAAAGCACGCTGTATTTTATACTCAGGAAACAATGTCCTTTATTCCCTTTGCTATTCTCGCTGCTTTTTTCATCAACGAATTTTCCTCTAAGTACTCAAGTCCTTTAAGTGTAATCCTCGGACGGTGAAGTTTAACGTTTGCAACATTTCCCATCATATGCTGCACTGTTACACCCGTTATATATCCGTCATTCACCAGCATTTCAATTATGTATGCCCGCTTTGCTTCACTTATCCCCAGCGCATTACTTGAAATAAGTTCCGCATCAAAATCCTCGTAGTCCATGGATGTACGCAAAATATTCAACAGCTTGTAAATTATGCTAAACTCTCTCATTTGGACACCTCTACACTCCGTTTGAATGTGCTTAATCGCCTAATTAAAATTTCTTAACATTCGTAGGAAATTTTCTCTTTCGCCACTCCGTTAAGAAAATCGTCTATGTACCGTGCATATAGTTTGTTTATCCACAATAATCCACACTTTGGATCTGAGTCTTTTTCTATTGTGTACGCTGCGCGTCTTTTTAGTGGGAAAATGATAATTCCCGGTTCTCCCTCTCCACAGCTATATTGATACGTCGCAGATGTTTCCTCTTGCCTTATTAAATCACAATAAACCATATTCTTCACCGTCCCCATCATTCAACGTTTCAATAACAGTTTGCCAGTCATATTTTCTTCGCGCCATTTTATGAGCCTCCGAGTTTGCAAGACCATATTTCTTTTCACATAGACTTTCATAAAGTTCATGCTTCAAGAGCAGTATATCTCTGTCTTCAGGCTTTCCGCTCTCAAGTCTCCTAAAGGCAACTGCTATATCATAATCGGGTTGAAATACATCAACGTTCCCGCTATACAAAATGTGTTTATCAAAAAACACATGGTTCTTAATCGTTTGCACTTCATCCTCTGTCAGCCCGGAAGCTTGCGCAATAGCTTTTACATTGTCCGCACTTGCTATTTGCGGATAAACTTCCTTAGCCTTTCTGTCTCGCAACTCTTGATTTTTGAACCACTTATCACTGCCAACAATGTATTTGCCACCTGTTTCTATTATACCACTTTCCCCGGAAATGTCAAGTATATTTTCACCGGATGCGGCAAGCCGTTTTCCTCTGAACTGCGTGTCGGGTTTGGTGCTTTT